CTTGTACGCATCATCTTCTTAGTATCATAATATCTCAAATCCACTCAGTAGGGAATATATCGAGGAAAACCAACATGGTCATCTCGGCAAGTGGGGTCTCCTTTTGTATATAAAGAAAACCGAGACCTTCAGTCTTTTATTAATCTTAAATTTCTGAATTATGGCAGGGCTTATCTACGACCTTTATGATGAAGAAGAGAGACGCCATGCTAGAGGACTAGGAGATTTTCATTTAAAATGCGCATTGACTTATCTAGATGTCCAAGAGCTCTCTGAAAAAAGAGGAAGAGGCCGAGAAATAAAGAGCTATCAAAAAATACTGAGGAAGTTCGGTAAGCTGAAGTCTGGAGAGGCAGGAAGGTTGTGTGCCAAGATTTGTCTTGAATCTAACCTTAATGACCCACAAGATGTACCTCACATGGACAGAGCTTACAGACTCCTTAAGACTGAGTATAAAGGCCTCGGCTTCTTAACCAAACCTGGTGATCCTTTTGATAGACTCCTTCGTTTGATCAAAACATCAAGCAATGTCCAGACAAAGACCTACAAGACCAAGATTCTCCTTCAGAAAGCACTCATGGTGTCTAATGCCATGACTTCAGAAAGATCATATCAGGAATTTGGATTAGAAATGCATCAGACACTGAGAGTGCCAATGGTAGAGATTGGGTCAATAACACTATTTCTGATAGGGGAGCTGTTTGTTGCTAGATGGGAGAGATTAGACACTGTTTACAGAATTGATGTCCTCAGGATGATTACAGATAAGTTGACTGAGAGGGATAATGTTCTTTTGGCATCATTTTTTGGACGTTATCTCTTTCAAGAGGTGTACCCGAGTCCGGAAGTGCTAGTGAGGGTTTTCTCATTATTCGACAGATGGCTCGTGGTTCAAGGGAACGATGGTTATAAACTCCTTAAGTCCTTTGAGGCCATAATGACAGGGATCATCATTAGTCGAAAGAAGTCTGATTATTTTGACTCTAGGAAGTTCTTAGAAGATACGATATCCGGGCATTCTGAAGAAGAG